AGGTCGCGCTCGAACTCGATCGAGGTCTTTTCGCGATCCTCCTTGAGCGTCACGTAGAGCGTGCCGTTGCAGGACGCGGCCGCCAGGACGCCGCTGGCGATGGCGCGGCGCACGTGGCTCTGCGGGCAGCAGGCCGCCGCGGCCACCTCCGCCACCGTGCTTCCGGGCGTCCAGGGCCGCGTCAGGTGGCGCTTGGCGCCCTGGGCCAGGCCCGGGTAGCGCGCCGCGAAGTCGTCGAAGTCCTTCGGCGCCCCCTGCACGCCCCAGATGTCCCGGCAGGTCGCGCAGTCCTCGGGGTGGCGCCGCTGCTGCCACCGGCGCCAGGTGGCCCGCAGGTTGTCGGCCAGGGGCTTGCCATGCCAGGGCATGGGCCGGCCCGCGCGCCGGTCCGCGATGAGCTGGCGCGCCATGTCGGCCGCGATGTGCCAGGTGCCGAACTGCGTGGACGGCCCGGGCACCCCGAAGGGGTTGCAGCGCAGGGCCGTCGGCACATGGCCCATGCGCGCGAACTCGGACAGTTTGTCGCTGCGGATGCCCAGGGGTTCGCGCAGGGATGCAAGGCGCACGAAGCCCTCGGGTGGCGCGGCGCGCTGCGCCTTCCAGGCGGCCCAGGCCGCGTGCGGTATCACGAGCCGGCGGCCGACCTTGTGCGCGGCGAGCGCGCCGCTGCGGATGGCCTGGTGGATCAGCGCCGTCGAGCCAACCTCGCGCCCGGCCTCGGTGGTCGTGATGCCGCCGAGCACGTCGCCCGACTGCAGGCCGATCAGATGGACGCGCCCCTGCACGGCCACGGCGGTGCGCTCGGCGGCCGCATCGCCCGTGCGTTCGCGCAGGCGCGCCGTGAGCACCTGCGCGATTTCTTCCGTCCCGAGCTGGCCCACCAGCCCAGCCAGCAGAGCGACCTCCGGCGCCTGCCACTCGTAGCCGCCCCGCCACGTCCTGCGCGGCGCGGGCCATTCCTCCTCGGCCGGAGCGCGGCCGTGCCGCAGGGCGAACAGTTCGGCGAAGTCGAGCGGCCTGTCCCGCCTCTCGCAGGCGCCCGTCCGCCGCACCGACGCGACCGCCTCGGGCGACCCCGAGCACGGTGGCCAGATGGTGCACGGCCGCGCGCCAGCCGTGCGCGAGCACGAAGTCCACCCAGCGCGGTTCCTCGTCCGCGCCGCCCGGAACAAGCGCGGCAGCATCGTGCCGTTCCATCATCGCGTCTCCAGTTCGTCCTGCAGCGCGGCAGCGCCGGCCAGCATCTGCTGGGTGGACAGCCCCGCGATGGCGCCCAGCAGGCCCACCACCGGATCGGTCAAGGCCTGCAGGCGCCCGGTCGGGATGCCCCGCATGGCGCGGTCCCATTGGCTGAAGGTGGCCGGCAGGGTCCGGCGCACGGGCCGGGCCTTGGGCGCCACCCTGGCCAACGCCTGCGCCATCGGCATGCGCACCTTCTCGACGCCGCGGCGCGAGAGACAGAAGAATTCGCCCGGCGCCAGCGCATTGAGGTCCGTGAACTCGATGCGCGATGCCCGGAACTGCGGCGCCAGTGCCGCCCAGGCAGTCGCGTCCTCCTGGCAGCCGATCAAGGTCAGGTTCTTGTTCGCGAAGAGCGTGCGGTGCAGCGTGCCGGTGTACCGCAAGGCAGTGATGAACAGGTCGAGGGCGCGCTTGCGGCCCCGGCCGGCGAACTCGTTGATGATGCCGGCGGCCTCGCCCGCATCTTCGGCGCATTTCTTGGCGGTGCTGAACAACTGTCCCTCGTCCACCACGACGAACAGCGGCTTTCGGATGCGCTCGGCCGCGTCGAGGATGGCGCGGCCATAGGGCAGGAACGCGGTGGCATCGCGCGCGCTGACCACGACGATGGACTGCGCGCGGCTTTGCAGCAGCGCGGCCAGATGCTCCGCGTCGCGCACCGCCGCGCCGTAGAGCGACTCCATCTCGCTTTCAGGGTCGATCAGCACGCTGACCCAGCCCTGGGCCGACAGCTGCTCGGCCATCAGCAGGCCGGCATTGGTCTTGCCCATGCCGCGCGGGCCAACCGCGACCGCCAGCAGGCCCGTGGTGGCGTACTCGGCCAGGTCGATCGGCGCGCCGCCGAGGTCCAGGTGCGCGGTCAGCATCTCTTCGCGCCGGATGACGGCGTGGGGGACCATAGGGTGGTTCATTGCCCGTCCTCCGGCTGCAGCAGCGTGTTGAGGGATGTTGAGATAAAGAAAGAGTGAACGGCGCGATAAATGGGAAGAAACGGGTAGAGGTGGGGCTATCCGGGCCGTTCGTCAGTGCAAATTTGTTTCACGCCAAGAAAGCGAGTGCCAGCGTATTTGGGCGCCGCTCGAAAGACCGCTTTTTCTAGCGATCTTCCACCCAGCCAGTGATGATCTCCCGAATCCTCTGATCGTCCTCGGCACTGATGCCCAGGAACGGCCGTGCGGGCATCTCGACCTGGTGTGCGGGTATCGTGACCTGACGCTCTGTGGCTTGTAGCTCCTTCTTGCTTGCGAACAGGATTCGCCCCGCCTCACTTCGGTACCGCACAGTTGCCTGACGTGCCGGCTTTTCGATGGTGCCGCCGAACTGGTGTATGGCGGCGTACTTGGAGTTGCTGCCCACCTCCACCTCTGCATCGCCCGTGACCTGGTAGTGAATACCGCTGCCCAGGTAGCCATCCAGGGTCAGGATCTTGTCCTTGGCGTATTTCTTTCGCCGGGCGTAACGGGGTTGCAACGGGCGCCACGGAGTGCCGTCTGGCGCACTCTGGGTTTTGAAGCGGTCTTGTGTCGAGCTTTGCAGGTACTCGCCCAGGCGGTTTGGAAGATCGCTGCCGGGCGGTTGCGCCTTGCGGGCCAGCATGGCGAGGACTTCTGCGTCGTCAACGGTGGCGGTGATACGGGTTCCGGCCATGGATCAAAACTCCTACAATGAGACATCCATCGGACGGGCAGCGGCCGCCACCGCCTCCAATCCCACGTCCGGGCGGGCCAGCATGTGGCGGTGTGCTGGCCTTTCTGTTTGGCGCTTCATTCTTCGCGGCGGTACAGCATCACACCCACGCGGGCGTTCTCCAGGTAGTCCGCTGACGCGGGCGGGAAAGCCGTCACACCGCTCCACCCATCGGTCCCCAGCTCGAACACGGCTAGGCCTGGCGTTCCGCCCTCCTGCCCTTCGATGACGTAGCGCGCCACATAGCGGCGGCGCACCACCGCCCGGCCCAAGGCCTGCAGCCACTCGACCCGCGCCCAGATTTCGTCTGGCTGCAGCACGGCCTGGGCCAGGAGCGGCAGGTATTGCGCGCGCCCGCGCTTGAGCACCTTCCACTCGCCCGCTGCGTCCTGAAACAGCTCCTTGCCCACCACCAGGCGCTCACCGATCACGTCACGCACGACGGCGGGCGCATCTAGCGTGGCGCCAAACTCCTCCAGGAACTGGGACACATAGGCTTCGGGAGCCAAGCCTGCGGGCGGCACAGCGTTGACGGGCAGCGTGCGCGGCGCTGGCAGTGGAATGCTGGGGCGCCGGTTGGGCAGGCCAGGGCCGCCGCTGCTGCTGGGCAGGCCATCCGGCCCTTGCGGCCTCTCGGGCGGAATTGCGCTGCGCAGCCGCGCACTGCCCGGTGCGTACTCAAACCCGGGGTCGATGCCTTCAGGCACCCGCACAGTACGCGGGCCCAGGGCGCTGCGCTGGCCGATGGTGTGCTCCACCAGGTTGACCTCGGGCGCCTGGTCGGGCCCAGACTTGCCCAGGCGCTGCAGATCGCGGGGCCACAGGCCGCGCACCTTGCAGTGGCACCCCCACCCGTTAGGCGGGAAGTGCGTCTGCCAAAAGGGGTTCTCCCGCTCCAGCACCAGGCCATCCCAGCTCACATGCTCGGGGCGAGGGTTCTCCACCCAGTCCTGGTGGTCGTACTGCCAGTAGGGGGCCGCCTGCAGCTGCTGCCAGCGCCCGGCCGCGTAGCTGGTGGCAAGGTTGGTGTCGTAGATGACGCGGCTGCGCCAGTTGCGCCCGCCGTTGTAGTCCCAGCCGTGCGTGGCCACGATGCGGTCAAAGTCCTTGCGGAAGTCCTCCAGGGTGCTACCGCCTGTGATGGCCTTCTCAACGGCCGCCCGGAAGTCGGCCACGATGGCGTCGCGGTTGGCACCTGCCACCACGAAAGCCCAGTCGTGCTCGCGGGTGTAGATATCGGTCCATCCATCGGTGGGCAGGTTGAGCTTGCGGCGGAAAAATTCGGCCTGCTCGGCAAAGGGGAGCGATCCATAGGCGGCGGTCGGCATGCTGCTAGCTCCCGCCTCCGGCCGCCTCCTGCATGACCTCATGGCGGCCCGCCAGCTCGGCGGTGCGCAGCGCCACCGCCATGGCAGCGGCGTATTGGTCAAGCGTCATATCAGGCAGCAATACATCCAAACCGTCACGGATCTCAGCCAACGATTCGGCGCGCATGACCAGCTCGCGCACCTGGTCCATCCATGCCCCTACGGCGGGGGCCAGGCTGGCGGCAAGCTGCGGCTGCATCTGCTGGGGTGGCGGCAGCAGGCCCGGCGCGGCCGAGGCCGAAGGCATCGGCAGTGGCAGTGCGGCGGTCGCGGCAGCGGTGCCCGTGGGTGCAGCCATGGCTGCGCCTGCAGGCAGCAGCACGGGCTCATTGCCCTGTGCCACCGGGATGCCCAGGCGCTCATGCACCCACGCCACGGGTGGGCGCACGCCCATGTTGACCAGTGCCGGCAGCGCCGTGGAGAAAGCGCCAAGGTCCTCGCGCTCCTGGGCATTCAGCCGGAACTGGGGGGCGCGGCGCAGGCCACCAGGCGCCAGCCCGTTGAGCGAGGCCATGGCAAAGACCAGATCGCGCGTGAGGGTCGTGTTCGCCTGGCGGATATCGCCGTCGCGCAGGTCCTTGCGCACCTCGTTGTGCACGTTGCCCAGCGCGTTGGTGCTGCTCTTGCCATCGGCCCCGCTGGTCAATGTGCCGCCCAGGATGACTTTGCTCTGGTTCTTCTCGCACCAGTTCATCATGAGCTCGAACGCCTTGGGGTCGCCCGTGGCAGCGTCCTTGAACTCGATCAGCATGCCCTCAGGGATGATCCCGGCCGCGTTGTGGCCGATGGACGCCAGCGCCCGCAGCAGCGTGCCCTTTTCCTTCTCGCTGGCGCTGGCGGGGTACTTGCCCAAGCGCACCGGGATGCCGTAGATCTCCAGAAACTCGGCCAGGTCGCCCACGCTGTAGTTCTTGAACAGGTACGTCCACACCAGTTGGCGAAACAGCGCCGAGCGTTCCAGGTAGCCGCTCTTGGCCTTGTGGACATGCGTCACCCAGCCAAACGGCGTAAGCGGGTCGCCCTGTGCCAGGCCGGTCTCGGTGACCGTTGTGTTGTGGGTGCGCAGGCGCAGCTCCTGGCGGTACCCCCGGTGCAGGGTGAACCAGGACTGCGGCCGGTGCGTGATGGTCTTGGGCACCCACCAGCCCTCCACGCGGTGCCACTCAATCTCCAGGCAGGCGTAGCCCTTACCGATGGCGTCGGTCAGGTCGAACACCATGTCCTCGAAATCAGGTATCTCCATGACCAGTTCGCTGAGCTGCTCGGCGGCCTTCTTCTCGGCCGCATCCGCTCCCTCGGGTGGCACCACGTCCCAGTCGAGCACGCAGGCGCGGCGGCGCTTGCCCATCTCGGCGGCAATGTGCCCGTCTTTTTCTTCCATGTCCTCAAACAGCTCGAACTGGGCGATCAGGTCGCCGTTCTCGGCCGCGTCCAGAATCTTGGCCAGGCGCGAGGGCGTGAGGCCCCGGGTGGGGTGGCTCTGCAGCTCGCGCTGCAGGTGGGTGAGCCTGGCCGTCTGGGGCTCTGCCAGGTCGGGCATGGTGATGGGCTGGCCGTCTGGACCAAGGATGCGGGAAGTTGCCATGGGTGTGCCTACCAGCTGGAGCGCGGCTCGACCAGGCGCAGGTAATCCTCTGCCTCGTCGGTGTCGGCCGCGCCGATGTTGTCGAAGCCGCGCGGAAGCGCGGCCACGGGGATGAAGTCGATGGCCGCGCTTAGATTGAGCGTGGCAAACCAGCCCAGGGCCAGCATGGAGGCGCTGTCGCCGTGGCGGTACAGGTCTGGGTCTTTGACATCCTTGCGCCGCGCTTTTGCCACCATGGGGATGCCGTCCACCTCTTCGATGGCGCGAAGGTCCTGCGCTATGTTGGGATCGGCAGCGATGTCGATCAGGCCGTCCTCGAAACCCTGCACCAGCTTGGGCATCCAAGTGCCATACCAGGCCCGGTTGAACTTGACCTGGTGCACATGGGTGTGGCCGAACTTGTCTGCCGTTTCTTCGGCCAGCGGCTCGCCATTGCCGCCCGCATCCATGGCCCCGCCGCAGCGGCCAGGCAGGCGCTCAATGGCATACCAGGTGATCTGCTTTTGCTGGGCATAGGGCACCTTGTGCATTTCGATCACCAGGGGCACCTGGCGGCGCATGCCTGCGACGAGGGCTGTAGCGCCCCATATGGAGAAGTCGCGGTGGCGCGCGTAGTCGTGGCTGAAAACGTGGCGGGCAGTCTTGTCCAGGCGCTCCAGCGCCGGGTCCAGATACCGGTTTATCCAGTCGGCAACCCATGCTTGGCGCCCCGTGGTGCTTTTGAGCGCGAAGTCCTCATCCAGCGCCAGGCGCAGCACGCACGACTCGGGCAGCACCATGGCCTGCTCAATCCAGACTCCGGGCAGACACACACCATTGCCATCGCGCGGGATGGCGTCCAGCTCCTCGCGCATCGCGGCCTTGCGCACGCCGTAGCCATTGCGGATCTTGCTGTACCAGGCCTGCTTGCCTTCCAGCGTGGGCTGGGTGCCCTTCATGAAGCAAACGCGCTCGTACAGGCCGTTGGCAACGGCATCGTCAAACGTGACGGTGACCACGCGGGCGTCAGCGCCGTAGCGCCCCGCCTCGATGTCGCGGCAGAACTGGGCAAACGGGTTGTTCTTGCCATTGTGCGAGCTGATCACGGTGATCTGGCCGCCCCAGATCAGCAACGCGGTGGCAGCGTCCAGCACGCCCTGCACGTCAGGGTGGAACGCGGCCTCGTCAATGACCACATGGCCCTGCAGCCCCCGGATATTGGCGGGGCGGCTGGAGAGTGCGCACACCTGAAAACCCGAGGCGAAGCGGATGCGGTAGGCCGTGATGTGGCGGGTTTTGCCGGTGTCGTCCTGGTCTTCAAACAGAAACTCTTCCACGTCAGAGATGCCCTGGCCCTGGGCCTGGGCGATGACGCGGGCGAACTTGGCGCAGTAGCCGATGGCTTCCAGGCCCTTTTCCTTGGTGTCGCCGATGTAGAAGACGTTGTCGCCGCCCGCACTTTTGCGGGCTGCCGCCACCAGCGTCTTGTCCAGCATGGTGCCAAAGGTGATGCCTGTTCGGCGGCCTTTGGGCACGGCAATGATGGCGGCCTGGATGGCGGCCACCTCGCGCTGGTGCTTCATCAGCACGCCATCATCCAGCGGGTTGAAGCCCTCCGGAATGGCCCGCACGCTGGCGGGCAGATCGTCCCATTCCAGCGTGCGCAGGGTGGTAGCCAGGGGCTTGATGGCGTTCATTGGAGCGACCTCCACAGGAGCGCCAGGCCCAGAACTGGGCCACTGAGGACACACACGACAGCCAGGGCCAGCCAGAAGGACTGCACCAGAACGTTGCGCCACTCCCTGCGGCGCCAAGGGCCACGGACATGTCGGCCGCGCTCCAGCAGGATGAACAGCACAGCCGCTACCACTTGAAAGAAAGAGTTCATGCGCCGATCCCAAGGAACTTGCGGCGCCAGAAGTCCACCTGGGCTTCGTCCATTCCCTGCGCTTTGGCGACTTCCTGCAGGTTGGCCTCCTGCTCGGCCAGCAGCTTCCTGCGGGTGGCCTCTTCGATCTCCCGGCGCACTTCCAGGCTGAACTTTTTCTGCGTGACAGACGCTTTGCCGATCTCCGCCGCGTTCTTGAACAGCTTGTTGACATCAACGCTATCTGCGTCAACGTCCATATCCATTAGCAGCGTGAAAATCTTCTCCTGGGTCAGCCGCACCACAGCCGCCCCGAGCTTGTCCTCGTCGTCAGGTGCCGCATCCACCAAAGCACGCGCCTGCTCACTGGCCATCTTGAGCTGCGCCATGCGTTGCTCAAAAGGCGATCCGTATCGCTGCAGTGCAGACTTCGAAACATCAGCCCCCCGCGCCTTGAGGTCGGCGGCGAGCTGCACGTAGTCGCCAAAGCCTCGTCGCACCAGCTCGGCATCCAACCACTCTTTGAGCTCGGGCGGCAGCGTGTGTACCTTGCTACGCGGTGCCATACCTACGCCTGCGTGATCTTGGGCCGCGAAACGCCTGGCTGCGCGTCAATGTTGTATTCCACGAAGTCAATGCCAGTACGCGTCAGATCCACCGTCCAGCGGTCCATCGGGTCTTTGCTGATGCGCACCATCTCGCGCTCTTCCAGGTAGTCGAGGTTCACCCGCACTTCCTGGTGCGTGGCGTCCGGATACACGGCGCGCACGATTGCCAGCAGCGGCTCGGTATAGATGCCAGCCGGGCGGCTCAGATTGATCGCCGAAAGCAGATGCCAGCGCATGTCCTCACGGCGCGTTTTTGCCATGTCGATCATTAACGTCCCCCCATCAGTTGATTGAGCGCGCGTTCCATCCGCAGCGCGAAGTTATCGATGCGCGTCTCCACGCTGCCCATGTGGCGCACGAAGTCATCGCGGCGCACGTAGTCCCTTGCCAGATCTACCTGGTGCTTGTGAAACTCGCGCTCAAGTTGGGCGGTCGCATCCGCATTGCGCTCCTGAGACTTGGCCACGGCTTCCATCGCGGTGGTCAACGTGTCGAAGCGGTCGTTCAGCCGCCGCTCCTGCTGCACGTTCACCAGCTTGAACAGCGCCCACATGGCAGCAATCACCAGCGCCACCAGGGTGATGACATTGCCCAGCGTTACCTCAAAAACCATTACTCACCTCCAGCGGGGCGCCAGCTATCGGGCCACCAGCGCGGCACACACTGCGTGTGAAGTCCTGCAAGCCGATCACCTGATCTCGGAGGCCGTCAGCCTCTGCTGCCAGCTCTTGATACGCGCCAGCGCTTTCTCCGAATAACTCTCGGGCGGTGGAGGCTTCGCGAGTGCAGGCGGCAATGCCGGGTTCTCCTGGCGGGTAGGGATTGGCACGGCTGTTGAGCTCTGCAATTTCGGAGCGCAGCCCGCGCACAGCAGCAGCAGCAGCAGCGTCGCGAGCACGGCGCGCAGCCTCGCGTTTGGCGTCTTCATAGGCGGTCCTTTCGGCGTTGCGAAACTTGGCGGCGTTGTCGCGCGCGGTGGCGTCGTTGCGCGCGTTCTCCTGTGTGTCCCAAGCGGCCTGAACGCGGGCAGCGCCGCGCGCATCGCCTTGTGCCACCAGGTGGGCTTGCCAAGCCTTGACGGCCACGATGGCGGCGCACAGCAGCACGCCATAGGTGATCAACCGGGCACTCATCGCATCGGCTCCCCAAGGCACATCGCGTGCA